AAGAGGTTTGTGTTGCCCAATGACGCTGATCCATCGAGAATCATTAACAAATAACGGTTCGTAACGATTTAGCAGCTGCCTGGCCTTTGTTGTGGCCAAGAAATATATCTGTCGACATGCTGCAGTCTGACCACAATCATCTACTAAGACACCAGGAGCACATTCCAACCTGTAGCTCTCTAGCCGTGATAACCGTGTGCAGACGTTTCCATCATCACGGAGAAAAAGCCCAGCGCGGAACTTCCCTATGTTGGCAGGAACTCCAAATGCAAAACCGTTCACTATGTGAAACGAACGGCTAAGAAAAGGGAGGTCGCTAACCTTCTTTGGTAAAGTATCCACCTCAAATGTCATGCCCAATTTGCCACTGAAATCCCGCAACACATCACCAGTAAACCATCCGATAAATTCCTCAGACACGGTAAAGGTGTTGTCGTCTCCATATAACGCCGCCACTACAGCTTGCGCAAATACTTCGAACGAACACCAACTTTTTTCCCCAGTAGTCACACACTTGTGCGCCCAAGAGGCCGAAAGAAGAATATACAAAATCAGAGTGTTCCTTGGTGTCGTGAACGGAGTCCCAGAGACATTACCTAAAAACTTGGTGACCAGGTCGCCCGTGACACAAAGCAGCAGAGACTGAATCTCATCCATTGTGAGACGCCAGTACCGCACTTCGTGTTCACGTAACACGCTACCTGTCCAACCAAACTTATTAGATAGAGCCTTCCAATGAGCCTGAGCTTCCAGAACCATGAGTAGCTTGATTTGACTACTATCGTATTCTTTGAAATCGCCATCATACCCCCTCGGATGAATTGACAACTTTCTGAACAACCTATTCCACCCCCCATGCACATGTGTCATTCCGACTGCAGAACTGGTCACTGTGTGTGACTCAAGTAAAGCATCGGAAAAACAGAGGCGATACGTATTCAGGGCAGCAGCAAAATGGCATGGCGCACCGTTAATTTGGCGCACTTTACCGTCTTGCAACTTACTCTTATCCCGCAATTCCTCTTTCATAGCAGACGTCATGATACAGGTCGGACTTTGAAGTGTCAACAAATCCTGGTAATATGTCTCATAATCTGTGAAACCTCGACTTTCGTGCAAGTCTTTCTTAGTAAAATACCCTAAACTGGTCCAAGGTAGGCCAGGAGAGGTGTTCTCATCAAGACGACTAATACACGCATCAAGTGGTTTCAAGCCAACTTTTTCATATGCGGCATGAAAATGAATCTCAGTCCACTCAACTCCGATAAACAAGGCTCTTGCGACCTCAGCATCAACATCCACGTTGGGCTTGTTGTACTTTAGAGTGCCTACAAAAGACGCTTTCTTATCGGGTTTAGCATTCCAATAATCAAAATCATCCAGACCCAGACCACATTGCGCCATCCCAGCTACGTCGCTATTGCGCGAGGCTTTCAAATTGGGGTACATTGGGATGCACCCACAACATAGCATGTGTTCTGCGTGTCTATACCGCAATGAATTAGTCGGACTCCACTTGTAGTCAATAATTCCTTTGTTTCGATAATAAGATATTATGACGGGCTCGTTAACTTCAGCACTGCAAGCCGTGGTTGGCAGTGCTGATTCTAGTTTAAACGATTTGCCTCTTCCATTAATTTTTGTCCAAACGGAATGTAGCCATTTGGTGCTTTCCCTGATGTAGATTTGTCCGTAGATCCTCCATAACAGTGAAGCCCAATGGCTGAATTTGTTCCGCCACGAGACCAAATCACGACGCTACCGCAGCAGCCGCCCTGAGTGTCACAAGCGTGATCACCCCTTGCGTCAGCCACGTCAACTTTGTCATGACTTGGCGGTACAATGTCACCAGGTGAGAAATACTGAACCAGATCACCGTTTCCATTCATACGGTAACCTGTCACAGCACCTACACAATTATCCTCTGAAAGCTTGTCAATTGTTGTGACAAAGCCTTTCTTTGTTGAACTGATATTTGATCCAGAACACAGAGATTTTGGTAGATAAATGATCTCATCCACGACCTGTGATTGAACACAATCGCAATATCGGAACTCCCATCGTTTGGGTAGCCCGTTGCTGTCGAGAGTGTTAACCTGAAGGCCATACTCGTTCTCAAAATAATGCTTGAGGATCATGATACTCGTGCCGTAGCAAAAGCCATTTCCAACAAACGTGCCGTTGAGAGTGTGTATTGTGACAATTTTGTACTTGTCTAACTCTATCATGCTGCCTCCTACAGCTGATTCTTTCTTGGAAACAAGTTTCTTTAACCTGAAGCCAGGAGAGCAGAGTTTTGCTTTAAGTGACGGTGTGGTGGGTACCACGGGTCCATCATTTTTAAGGGCGCCGCCCTCAAGCCTGCTGGAGCCATAATCCATCGCAGCATCATGTCCATTCAAAACAAACTCAATATGGTTTTTGTACCAATCATGATGTTTGTCCCAATAATCCTTAAATTCTTCACCATTCAATCGCATCCAGTTGTTGTCAACGTTTGCGAATTCAATGTTTGCGTCATCGTAGATGTCTTGGAAAGAATATTTCTTAGCTGTTGAGTCTTGAGTCCTATGTTTTACAGAACGCATAGACCACCCACCTTTGGTTTTTCCTTTTTTCCCCTCTTTGGGTTTAGTGTCATTTGGATCCAGACCTAACTGAAACCAAATGGATGGTTTGTCCTTATCGGAGTCATCCGTTTTCACTCTCGCTTCAACGAGGAACGTACCATCACGCTGACGTCTGATATTGTCAACATAAGGGCACTCCTCCAACATTTCAGTGATAGTGGTTCTAGAGCTAAACTTCTTCTTCAATTTCTTCAATTGAGATTTGAAATTTTTCCT